TAAGCTAGTTTAGGCTTTATACAGCATACATTATTGCAAACAATCTTACAAGGCTATAAATGAAGGAAGGAGTTAAACAATTATTGCGCGACAGCGGGATTCCGCTTCAGAACGTCGCTGACGAAATGGGAGTATCCCTAGCCACCGTGAGCCGTGCGCTTGATGATGACCTTATTCAGAAGGTTCAGGCTACCGCTATTGGTCTGGCAACCGACAGGAATATTTCTGTATTAAAAAAATTGGAAGAGCTGAAGAGTGAGTAACGCCGGATATATCCGTCTGCATAGAAAAATATGCGATCACGACCTATGGAAAGCCGAAAGTTTCTCAAAGGGGCAGGCGTGGATCGATCTTCTTTTAAATGCGAATTACGAGGACAACGTGGCCTATATCAACGGGAATACCATTGAGGTTTCCCGCGGTGAATTGGCGTGGTCAAGGCTGACGATGGGGAAGCGTTGGGGGTGGTCAAGAGGGAAGGTAAATCGCTTCTTAAATACCCTTAAAAAAACGGGACAGTTATCGATACGCGATATGGGACAACTCACGACCGTCGTGAAGGTCTGCAAATACGACGATTACCAGCTATCCGTTGCAACGGGCGAGACAACGAGCGGGACAAAGATAGGTGCACAACTAAAGAAAGAAAGAAAGAACTATATTTCATATAGTTCCATACTTAGTCACGCAATCCCTGAAAATTTAGAAAAATTACCCGGGTTTTTAGACCTCTGGCATGAATGGGCGAAGCTTAAAGGCGATGTCTATCCTGCCAGTAAAAAATGGAAGGATGAAAAATATATCGGGCAAACGCTCGACACAATATCGAAAGCCCATCAGGAGAACATGGACGTTATCGGCGCTCTCAAAACTGCAATTGAACGTAGTTGGGTGGGCTTTCAAACTAGCTATTTTAGGCCTTTAGAGGCAAATAAGAGCGATAATCGCCCAACATGGATGAAATCCAGCGCGGAAGTGATTGAAGCAAACCGTGCGCGGCGTGAACGAAAAAACGAGGTAGATAATGACGGAAATGACAAGAGATCAAGCTATAAGCGTCTGCTTGGAAGCTCTGGCAATCAATTTCAAAGAGGAACTGACGGACGAGCTGGAAGGGTTGTGGCAGGGAGCGCTGGCAACCCTGAGCCCGGAACAGCTTCAGCAAGGTCTTAAAAAAAGCATTGATAGGCTAAAAAAATTCCCGACCATTGCTCATTTTAAGGAGCTGGCCGTTGAGCGTTACACAGGCTCCAAGCGAGTGCCTGCACTACCGGGAGAGGAACCTAAGAAAAAGAACGAGCCTTCAGCGATAGCCCAGAAAAACATGAAAAAGATTTTAGCGCTCTGGGCTGATGGAGCCGAGGTGCCGAGAGGCGCGATCAAACAAACAGTAGAAGGTACAGATTCCAATGGTCAGCGATTTCGGATGACACAAGACGCTTATGGAAGGGATTGGGTATTTCTATTGGATCATCCAAGGGGCGGCCATGCAGATAAATGAGCTTATTGAAGCACTTGATAAAAACACAAAAGCCGTCAAGGAGCTTTCTGTTTTGCTAGCACCAGAGCTGTCAGAAACCGAGACGATCCGGCGGGTTAAAGCTGATCGTGAAGCGTTGAAATCCGATATTTTAGAGACTTTAAGGGATGACGGGCGTTAATGCGGATTGCGCCCCTCATGAAGAGGTTGATTGGTCCCGTAAAAACCCGATTATTGACGGTTTACCCTCTTCAAAATCAGCCGGGGGCTCAGTCTCCCGGCATCACAATAAACGAGGTAGCACTATGCGATTAATCGATTGCTTGGCCCAAGACCAAGCGCAAAAGAAGCTCCGAAAGAAGCGGACCTTATGGCAAAGGTTTAAGCAAAAAATTTGGGGGAGAAAATGCTAGAAAAAATGAAATGGGAGATCATTCAGCAAATGCCGAATTCGGAATATCGGCATTATCCTGCCATTTCTAAGAGTGATCTCGACAGAATCCACAGAAGCATCCTTCATTTTGAGGCACCTTCTTCCGAACCAACCAAGGCTATGGTTGAGGGCACCGCGTTCCACACTGCTGTCTTAGAGCCCGATTTCTTCAGCCATAGGTATTTTGAAGAGCCGCATTGGATCAACAAAAGAACCAAGGCTGGCAAGGAAGAGATGGCGGCCTACACCGCAAAGTATAGAGGCGCGACGATGCTGACCCAGAACCAGCTTGAAAGGATTGACGCCATGGATGAGGCAGTCAAAAAGCATCCAATGGCAGGAAGCATCTTTTCTGGGGATGGCATGACTGAGGCCTCACTTTTCTGGGATGAAAAAGTGATCGCTGATGGATTCACCGCCTCAGTCCCTTGTAAATGCCGCCCGGATTATATCACCGAAGACCGAGAGGTTCTTGTTGATCTCAAATCCACCGCGGATGCTAGCACCGATAATTTTGCCAAGAGCATTGCGAACTATCGTTACCACGTCCAAGCCGCATGGTATCTGCGAGGTTGGGAAGTGGTTTCAGGTGTCAGAGCAAAGTTTGTTTTTGTGTGCGTGGAGAGTCAGCCGCCGCACGGTGTCGCGTGTTACACCTTAGACGAGGGGAGTCTGGCTGAGGGTTTTATGCACTCGCAGGCAGACCTCAGAAAATACGCAAAATACAAAAACTCCCCGATTGAAAATCAATTCAGCGGATACAGCCCCATTATTGAGGAAATTAGCCTGCCACGGTGGGCATTTAAGGAGATATAAAATGAGTAGAAAATACAAGAAAGGTACTTTGCTAAAAGTATCAGCGGAAGAACTGAAATCTTTATTGCCAAACAACGCCAACCGACTTGCTGGTGTGGCTCAAGCAACACAAAGAGGTCGTATCCGTAGGATTACGGAATCAATGAAAAAGTTTGGTTTTAAAAAAGCTTTTCCGATTGTCATCAACGAGGATTTTGTCATCTGCGACGGTCATCACCGTGCAGAAGTCGCGTGTTCACTAGGGATAGAAGGCTATGTCTTGGTAGATCCTGAAGCGAAGGTTGAGGACTATGCAGAAATGAGCGCGGCAACGAATAGATGGTCAGTATCAGATTTTGTGAAAGCCCAAGTTAATAATAACAGTAAAGGCGCTCAAATCCTTGAGTACCTGATGAATAAATTTGGGTTTAATCCTGTTTTGATATGCCGGATTGAGTTTGAGCGGAATCTCGCAATATCAACCATCATCGAAATGATTACCCAAGATCATTTGCATTTTAAAAATGTGAATCTGATTGAAGAGCAATGCGAGCATATAGCTCAATGCCAAGCTTTAATCCCGCCCAAGCAGGACAAGATTAAAATGGCAATTGCTCAAATGATGGAGCATGAGAATTATTCTAAAAAAAGGATGCTTCAGAAGCTCAAGGAAAGAGGTGGCGAGATATATCCCAGCCATAACACGGGGAACTATATCGAACAGCTAGCACGGGTTTACAACATGAATTTCCGTTCAGGGAAAATAGCATTCTAAGGAGATAAAATGGAAAAAGCAGAACTCAAAAAAGATTTGGTTTTATTACAGCCTGAGATGGCGCCCCTTCTCCCGGCTCACATCAGCCCGCAGAAGGTTCAGCGGATCGTTTTAACGGAAGTACAGAAAAACCCTGCAATTATGAAATGCTCCAAGGGCTCCATCCTTCAGAGCGTTATGGAAGCATGCAGTATGGGTCTTGTCCCAAACAGCATTGAGGGCCTTGCCTACCTAGTCCCTTACGGGAATAAGTGCCAGCTCCAACCCGGATATAAAGGGTTGATGAAACTGGCGATGCAGAGCGGCCATTTCACAAAGATATGGAGCAAGCCTGTTTACGACACCGATCATCATTTCAAGATCATTGAAGGGTCAGATAATCCCCGCATTGAACACGTCCCGAATATTGATGATGAGAATCCCGGCAAGCTGATTGGCTGTTACGCCTGCGCCAAGATTAAAGGCGAAGAAGAGGTTTATTTTGAGTATATGAGCCGAGCCAAAATCGACAAGATTAAGGCGCGATCCAAGAGCGGTAGCTCCGGGCCATGGAAAACAGACTATGAGGAAATGGCACGGAAGACGGTTTTAAGGCGCTTACTCAAGAACCTTCCCACAGGAAATGAGAAGCTGGAAACCGCAGTTAATAAAGCCGAAGCCGGGGGATCAGGATTCGCTTTAAATCTTGACAGCAAAGAATGGGAATACGTCCATGGCACCGAGGCTGAAGAGGATAACAGCGCCGATGAATTAAACGAAAAGTTTTCGGGAAAAAATTTGGGCCCTGAAAAATTGGAAAAATCCGAAAAAAGCCCCAATGAAAAATCCGAAAAATCAAATAAACAGATTCCTCTGATCATTGGTGATGGTTCAGATCAGGTGGCTAAAGATGTAACCGTGGAGGCATGATGGCTTATTTTCCAAACGGGACCGAACACATGGATTGGGCTTCTTGGAATTGCGATAAATGCGTAAACGATGACCCGGATAAACTATGTAAGGTGATGGAGTTGCACCTTACTCTCGACCACAATAAAGAAGAGGATCGGGTCATTTTAGACACATTAATTCCAATGAGTCCTGTTGATGCTGATGAAAAACCATATTTTGCAGAGCAATGCACGATGTTCAAAGAAGCGAATCCTTTTTTCCATGAATGGGATGGAATTGGGACTAGATTCAGGAATGAAATATCGGATACACATGGAAGATAGTATGACGAAACTTAATGAGATATTTACTGAATTTATTCCTGAAGAACAGCGCAATTTTAGGAAGACAAAGTACGCGAAGAACACTAAACGAGGCAAGCGATCCAAGACTGAAATCACTCAGGAGATGATTGACGAAGCCAAAAAACGATACTATGAGAAACACGCGGGCGTAAAATGAAAAAAACTTTTTACAGCTTAACCGATACGGCAGACATCCTTAATGTCCATGTCAGAACTATTAGACGATGGATCAATGAAGGAAAACTAAAAGCCTATCAACCCGGGGGACGCAAAATGATAATTCCCGTAAGTTCTATAATACATTTGTTAAAAAATTCAGAAGTTAAAAAATAAATGATACTCCCTCAAGTCCAAAGGCACGCTCTCCTCTTCCTGCATGCTCGTTCCCGCAGGAATCCACAAGCTGACCTAACCGATAAGCTGGTCTTCATAAGCGATTCAATAGCGAAGGTGGCTTGAGGGGTATTATATGGCAACGCTACGCAAACAAAGAGCCCTAGAAAACGCCGCGTGGCGTCAGTCCACCGAGAAATTACACAAGAAAACTCTCAAAAATTCTCAGAATAAAATCGGATCAACGAACCAGAACAGCCGCAAGATTATGGGTGAGGCTGTCCGTGTTATCGCCGCAGAGATCCGGCTCAGGCGTAAAGCCATGGTCGGACTCCCGGCAAGGTACTCAAGGTTCCTAGAAGAGCAAGGTGTAGATCCACAGACCGCGGCATATCTTACCATCAAGACGTGCCTTGATTTGTTGAGCTACGGATCTTTTGCAACCGAATGTTATTACGATCAGCTCTGCCGCAAGGTTGCGAGTCACGTTGAAGATCACGCGAGGATGCTAGCATTCAAGAAGGCTGAAAAGAATCTGCTTTATGCCGCCAAAGAAATCACAAACCGACAGGCCAAAGGCCGCGGGCACAGACGCACAAAGCTTTTAAAAGCGGCAAAGGCTGGGGGTATTGAATGGACGGCTTGGAATCTCAAAACTAAACAGGAGCTAGGCGTCTTTCTACTTCATTGCATGCGTCTTAGGACAGGGCTTGTTGAGTTTCCCGCTTTAGGGGTGGGCAAACAGATGAGAAAATACGCACGCCTCACAGACTCCGCAATCTCATGGATGAAAGAGCTAATTGAGGAAGAATCTTTGCGCTCGTCTCTCACCCCGCCGACTTTAATCAAGCCCCGGAATTGGGAAGGCGTTTACCGCGGTGGATATTTTACTGAAGCACTCCGCTTCCCTGCGATTAAGCTGAACGCCACCAAGTACCTCAAGGATGCTGATGCGATCCACCAGCCGAAGGAATACCATTGCCTGAACACCCTTCAAAAAACCAAGTGGGCTTTAAACCAAGACCTTGCTGAAGTGATTGAAGAGTGCATGGAGCGCGACTTGAGGATTGCAGGGCTACCCGGATCAGAAGCTAAAGTCCCAGAGAGTCCTTTCACTCAGAGAATACCTAAAGAAGAAATGACTGAAGCACAGCGCGAAGTCCTGAAAGAGTATTCATTGCTTGCCCGGAAGATCCGCGAACAGAATGCAACGGATCGGAGTCTCAGACTGCACCTTATTCAATGTATGCAGACTGCGAGAAGCTACCGTGACCGTGCTTTTTATTATGTTTATTACTCTGACTTCCGCGGTAGAAAATATCCGGCTTACAGCCCGCTCAGTCCACAAGGCCCAGACTTCTCAAGATCCTTACTAAAGTTCTGGAAGGGGATACCCATCACATCAAAGCCTGCCGAGATCATGCTGGCATCACACGGCGCGGCCATGTATGGGAACGACAAGATTTCACTAGACGAAAGACACCTCTGGGTTAAAGAGATTGAGGATCACATTATCAGATGCGCGGAAGCTCCGCTTGATTACGACTACTGGCAGGAAGCCGACAAACCCTTTCAGTTTCTAGCCTTCTGTTTTGAGTGGTCGAACTACATCAAGGAAGGAAACAGTTTTTATTCACATCTCCCGGTGCAGATGGATGGCAGTAACAACGGGCTTCAGCATTTCAGCGCCCTGATGCTTGACCCTATCGGCGCAGGGCTGACCAACCTAACCCCGTCAGATCAGCCACAGGATATTTATCAGGCGGTGGCGAATGAGTGCAAAGCCATGGTTCAGGATGATGCACATCAGGGGAACAGCATCGCACGGGGATGGATGGATTGGGGGATTACCCGGAAGACCGTGAAGCGCTCCGTGATGATTATCCCATACGGCGGGACGCTCTCCGCAATGAGGCTCTACGTCAGCGATCAGATCCAAGAAGGACATGCCACAGGCAAGGCGATACCGTGGGCTAACAAGGGATTGAGGCCCACATGCTGGAAGGAATCCGGCTACCTTGCAGGCAAGATCATGAAGGCGATTGATAAAGTGATGAAGTGTGCGAATCAAACTATGGATTGGATACGAGACGCCGCCCGCACTTACGCTGACGCAGGGCTACCTCTGACATGGCAAACCCCATCAGGGTTCAGGGTACTTCAGAACTACCTGAAGGTATCGGCCCGCCGCACAACGACGGTGCTTGATGGAACTTTCATTGCAATGCGATTCCCGAATGAGACGGACAAGATCCACAAACAGCGTGCGGTCCAAGGCTCTAGTCCTAACTTTATCCACAGCCTAGACGCCAGCCACCTCACCGAGACGGTGCTAGCATGTGCAGATCAGGGCATCAAGGATCAGATGACGATCCATGATTGCTTTGCCGTCCATGCTTCCAACGCCCCACGCCTGAGCTACCAGCTCCGCAAACAATTTGTAGAACTCCACACCCCAGACCTCTTGGATAACTTCAAGCGCCAGCTTGAGAGGTACGGCCCCGCTCTCCCCGCCGCACCAACCAGAGGTGACCTGAATCTATCCGCAGTCTTAGAATCCAAGTATCTATTTAGCTAATCATGGAAGATAAAAAAGTAAAACTGACGGGTTTGTGGGAAAACACCACAACCAAAGGCGAAGTGTATTACAGCGGGAGCCTTGGCACCGCGAAGCTCCTAATTTTCAGTAACAGTTTTAAAGAAAAAGACAACGATCCAGACTTCAATCTTTTCTTGGCTCCGAAAGAAAAAAAGCCTGACGTACCACAGCCAGAGATCCGCAAAGAAGACGAGCCCTTCTAATGCGCCCCACCTACGAGACGCACAGCCATTGGCAGAATCAAGAGTCCGTGCGTCGTAGAATCTCCGAAAAATTTGGGGGGATTGATGCTTTCATGACGCCCAAATACTACCCATGGGATTACCTGTTTTTCGATGATCGTGGTCACGCTGTCGCTTGCGGAGAATACAAGCGGCGGCATGTTTCCTATTCTCAGCTAGAAGAATGGGGCGGGTTCCGGCTGTCATACCAAAAATACGAATCAGGTATTAGATTCTGCGACCACACAGGGCTTTCTTTCTGGCTATACATTGAGCTGAACAGCGACATAGAAGACTCAACGGAACTGTATCGATGCGTTTTCTCAAACCGAAATGAGAATGTCAAAATTGGAATCATTGGTAGATTTGACCGCAACGATCCGCAGGATAAAGAGCCTTGCGTGATCATTCCTATGAACAAGTTTACAAGGATCGAATGAAGCCTCAATTCTATGACCCGAACAAGCAGAATAAACTTGAAAGGGATTACGGAAACTATCTTCACCTTCTTAAGATGGCGGGAGAGATTCTTGATTACAGATACGAGCCCATGGGACTACGGCTGGCGTTCAAGACTTTTTACAAGCCGGATTTTCTGGTGATAAAAAAAGACTGCTTTGAGATCCATGAGTGCAAGGGCTTCATGCGTGATGATGCCAACGTCAAGCTCAAGGTGGCCGCTCAAGCATTTCCTTGGTTTAAGTTCTTTCTGGTCCGCAGAGCTGGGAAGGCATGGGACATCAAGGAGGTGCAGATTAGTGACTAAATTCTCTTACGGCCCGGATTGGAAAGAGCGTGAAGATACAAACCTGATTGTTATTCACAGCTCACTCACAAAACCTAATGATGATGACGGCGTGGAGTTTATGCGCTCCCTTCACATGCGACAGGGATGCGTGGATGTTGGCTACCATTATGTGATTCGCAGAAACGGAATCATAGAACTAGGCCGTCCTCTTTATGCGATAGGAAACCATTGCAAAGGTCGGGATCACGACAGCATCGGCATCTGTTTGATCGGTGGCGGGAACGTCAAAGGCGAAGCCAAATCCCCTGATTATACTGCGGTGCAGATGACCTCTTTGACGCATCTTTGTTGCTACCTAGTCCGAGTTTATCCTGAAGCAGATGTCTGCGGGCATAACCGCACCGACACCTCATCCTTGTGCCCTGTCTTTAACGTCGCAGATTGGTGGGCTGAAACCAGTTACAGCCTCAAGACTTTCAACTTAGAAAACCGTGCTAGCATGTTCCCACTATTAACAGACACCAAAAAGAATGTTTAAAACCAAGAAGCTTCTTCCCGGCTTAGATTGGGGGATACAAGATCATTTAGTTGAGGAACTTAATCGGCTTTACCCGAACAAGTGCCCACAGATTGATGAAGATGACCGTGAAATCTGGTTTAAAGCGGGACAAGCTTCGGTGGTTTGGAAGCTTAAACAAATGCAAAAGGAATAACATGGGTGTTACAACTTACACCGCTATTGCGGCGGCGGCGGCAGTTTATGGTGCTTACACAGCGGAAGAGACTCGCAAAGATCAAAAAAAAGCGGCTAAAGAACAAAAAGCGGCTCAAGAAAAAGCGTTAGCGGAGCAAAAAGAACAAATGATTGCACAAGAGCAAGAAGAAGACCTTGCTATGGCTAACGAAATGGCAGATGAGAAAGGCGGTCCTTCTCTCAAGACTGCGGCACAGACTAAACGCTCCACACGGATGCGGCGTGACACGCTGACTCCGAAAGGTCTATCCATCCCGACAGGCCCAACCAAATCAGGACTTAATATCGGATACGCTAGGACTTAATGGAAAAGAAAAGTCTCAGGGCACGTTACGAAAAGGGTGCCACAGCGCGAAACCCGTTTCTTGAACGGGCGAGGAAATGCTCGGAACTCACCATCCCGACCCTTTACCCACAAGAAGGAGCTACTTCTGCCACCAACTTCAAGACTCCGTATCAGAGCCTTGGAGCCCGCGGAGTAAACCATCTTGCGGCGAAACTATTGCTAACCTTAATGCCGCCAAATGCCCCGTTCTTTAAGCTCATCATGGATGACACCGTGAAGGCCGAGCTAGCACGGGAAGCATCCAAGGGTCAGATTGACGAAGCAATGAGCCGAGCTGAACGTGCAGTTATGCGTGAGATTGAGACTTCTGCTATACGCATCCAAACCTTTGAGGCGATTAAGCACCTGATCGTTTCCGGCAACGCTCTTGTCTGCTGGCCCGATCCGATCTATGGAAAGATGCGAGTCTACCCCTTAGACCGATATGTTTGCTACCGAGATTTTGAAGGGAACCTTACAGAGCTGATCATCCGTGAAACCGTTTCCCCGATGATGCTTCCAGAGCGGGCGAAAGGGTTAGTGGACAGTAACCAAAGTGGTGAGCATGACCCAGATAAGGAGTTCGACCTATTTACATGTGTCATGAAAGATAACAAAGGTGCATGGCATGTTCATCAAGAGGTTGAGGACAAGGTTATACCCGGATCACAAGGACTGTATCCTGATGGGAAGACCTTGCCATGGTTACCCTTAAAATTTGAATCAGTAGACGGGGAGGATTATGGACGCGGCCATTGTGAAGCCTACTATGGTGACCTCAAAAGCTTAGAGACTCTTACCAAAGCCATCGTTGAAGGCTCTGCCGCGGCCGCAAAGGTTCTGTTTCTGGTAAATCCTAATGGCTTCACTAATGAAATGGATCTTGCTGAAACACCTAACGGCGGGATCATTGCGGGATCATCAAATGATGTCACCGTCCTGCAAATGGAGAAGTTCAATGATTTCAGGATTGCAGAACAAACTATCGGGAAATTAAGTGAACGCCTGAGCTATTCGTTCCTTCTTAACAGCGCGATCCGCAGAGATGCAGAGCGTGTGACTGCGGAAGAGATTCGATTCATGGCGCAGGAGCTTGAGTCTAGTTTGGGCGGCGTGTTCAGCCTCTTATCCACATCGTTTCAGCTCCCCATGGTCAAGATCATTCTTGAGAAATTAGAAACCAAGGGTGAGCTACCTGCAATGCCTGAAGAATCTGTCAGACCGCAGATCGTCACAGGCCTTGAAGGGCTTGGTCGCTCTGATGACTTGAACCGATTGACTGAGTTCCTGAATGACATACAGATGCTTGGTCAAGCCCAAGGCGTGCAGGCTGAAATGAACATGGGTGAGATCATTAAACGTGTCGGCGCGGCGCGGGGTATTGAGATGAACGGACTTATTAAGACGGATGAACAGAAGCAACAAGAAGCCCAGCAAGCAGAACAGAGGATGAAGCAGGAGCGATTCCATGAGCTTCTGAAGTCTGCTAGCCCAGAGATTATTAAGCAATTCGGCCCGGACATGATGGGTGGAGGTGGTGAACAGATGCCAGCCCAGCCACAGATGCCAGCCCAGCCACAGATGCCAGCCCCAGAACAACTACCATCGTAATCCGCTAAGTTTTTCAGAAAAATTTTATGCCAGAAGTACAAACAACGGAAACCCCTGAGCCCCAATCGCAGGAATACATTGACGAAATGGTGGCAAAGGCTGAAGCGGAAGAAACCAAAGGAGAAGAACCAACGCTTGAAGCACCAGAGCCACAACGTCCTGAATGGTTGCCTGAGAAGTTTAATAGTGCTGAAGATATGGCGAAGGCCTATTCAGAACTTGAGTCAAAGATGGGCTCACAGAATCAAGAGCCACAGTCAGACCCCCCAGAAACCCCCGTTGAAAACACTACTGAAGAACAGGCAAAGGGGATGCTCTCGGAACAAGGGCTTGACTATGCAAAATTTGAAAAGGAATTTACAGATAGTGGTGAGCTGTCACAGAATAGCTACCAAGAATTAGCTGACTCAGGACTCTCGCGGGAGTTTGTTGACAGCTACATCAAAGGTCAGCAATCGCTGGCCGAACAAAACCGTCAAAATGCTTACACAGAGGCCGGGGGTGAAGAACAGTTCCAACAAATGATTAAATGGGCTGGTGATAACCTCTCCCAAGGTGAGATTGATGCTTACAATAATTCCCTCAGCGGAGACGCAGAGAAGAATAAGTTTGCGATTCGATCCATGGTTGCTTTGTGGAAGCAGGAGACAGGTTTTGCCCCAAACTTAGTGCAAGGCAGACCGAACACAGCGGCCAATGGATTTAATTCATGGGCACAGGTTTCAGAAGCCATGCGCGATCCACGGTATCGGAATGATCCTGCATACCGCCAAAATATTGAACAACGGATGGCTCTTTCTGAGTTAGATTCGTAACCCCGGTAACTTTTCTCTTCTTTCAAACAGAAGCGCGGGCTGACCCTCTGCGGAGGATAATCTTCGTCGTTGCCAAGTGAGAATAGAAGCGGTTAGAAACCGTTTTAAAATCACAAACCAAAGGATAATTTATGACAGCGGCAACAGTCTCTCGATTAGGTCAAGTTAATGCGTCAGGTGGCGCACTAGATTTATTTTTAAAGGTATTTAGTGGAGAAGTTCTGACTTCGTTTGATGAACTAAACATCATGAAGCCTCTTCACATGAACCGCACAATTTCTTCCGGGAAATCGGCACAATTTCCAGTAATGGGAACGTCTGCGGCCGAGTACCATACTCCCGGTGCTGAAATTCTTGGGGCGGCGATCAAGCACAATGAAAGAATTGTGCATATCGATGGCCTTCTCATCTCACACGTCTTCATTTCCAATCTGGATGAGGCGATTAATCATTACGATGTTCGCGGTGAATACGCGAAACAACTTGGTCAGGCACTTGCGAATAAGTTCGATAAGAATTGTCTGATTCAGGTTCATAATGGTGGTGGTCAGACGGCTAATATCACAGGCGGGAAACCCTCTGCGGCTAATCAGATCGCACTTGCGAATGATGCCGATGATATTGACGGCGACAAGCTCACCGGGCATATCATGACAATGGCGCGAATGATGGATCAGAATGATGTTCCTGAAAGTGACCGCTTTGTCGTGTTTGATCCGATCCAATACTACAAGATCGTTGAAGGCACTAAAGCCATCAATCGTGATTGGGGTGGGTCTGGTTCATTTGCAGAAGGTGAAGTTCTGAGGATTGCAGGAATCAATGTCCTGAAGTCCAATCATCTCCCACCTCTGTCCAATGTGACAAGCCATGACAGCAACATGATTCAAACCAATAATAGCTATATTGGTGATTTCAGGAAGTGTCTTGCAGTCGGGTTTCATCGTTCAGCTATCGGAACAGTTCAGTTAATGGGCTTGAAGGTAGAATCTGAGTATGACATCCGCAGACAAGGACATTTGATGGTTGCTAAGTTCGCTCTTGGAACGAACTGGCTCCGTCCTGAGTCGTGCTATCAGATCAATTATGGCGCAAATCAAACTGTAAGAACTTAATCTTACTTCTTCGGGGGTTTCGGCCCCCGTTTCCTTTCTTAATAGAATCTTATGGCTGTAATTATAGAAAACCCGAAGCTTGAAGCAGTAAATGTGATGTTGAGCGTGATCGGGGAAGCTCCTGTCAACTCTCTTCGATCAGGTTTGGCAGACGCAGAGGCGGCTGAGAAGATTTTGGATCGAGTAAACAAAGAGGTTCAGACAGAAGGCTGGCATTTCAATACAAGGCGCAAGTACACACTTACTCCCACTACTGACAAAGTCATAGTTCTTCCAAAAAATACTCTTAAAGTCGTGTGTGTGGACACGTCAAGAGACTACCCGTTGACGCAACGGGGGCTTCGTCTTTACAACTTTGAAAAACACACCTACGAAATCAAAGATGATTACGATGAAGTTATAGTCGATCTCGTTGAAGAACTTAATTTCAACAACGATGTCACGACAGAGCGTAATTCCATTCCTGAGTATGCCCGACGATATATTTCAATCAGGGCCGCTAGGGTCTTTGTGTCGCGTTATTTAGGAAGCGCCGAAATCTATGGTTTCTCCGAAAGGGATGAAGCGATGTCCCGATCTGAAATGAAACAGGCAGAATCATTAGTCAGCCGTCACAATATATTTAACCACTACAAACGTGGCGAAAACAATCTTTACGAATCATACAATAGACTCATCTAATGGCATTTATTTCTGATTCGTTCCCTAATTTTGCAGATGGGGTGAGTCAGCAACCGATGGTCTTGCGGCTTCCGACGCAGGGAGATGAGCAAGTCAACGGAATTAGTGACCCCGCAGTAGGCCTAAGCAAGCGTCCCTGCACGGAGCATCTAGCGAAGATCGGCGACATTTCCACAGAAAAATCTTACGGGACCACCCTTACCCGATCCGCAACTGAGGCATTCTTTCTCCTTGTGCCTCCAAACACCGTGCCCATGTTACGCAATGCTAGCACGGGCGCGGCTGTTTCTGTCAACGTGACAGACCCGGATGATATTGCCTGCACCATTACCCGTTCAGGTGACACGGCCACGCTAACCAAAGCAAGCCACGGGTTAAGCAACGGAGATAAAGTTCAGGTCAACTCCGCAGAAGTCTCGACAGGAAGCAACTATTTTAATGGCGAGTTCACCGTTGCAAATAAAACAACAAACACATTCGATTACGCCATGTCCGGCACTCCGGGCAGTAACGCCACAGGTTCTCCGACTTACACAAAAGTCCACGCTTCGGGCACCGACTACGACAACATTTGTGATTACGTCAAGATTGCAGATCCCGAGAGTAATTTAAGGACTGTCTCGATTGCAGATGAGACGTTTATTCTAAACAAGTCACAGTCTGTCTCAAAAAGCTCCACAACGGTCACAAATCGGAATTACAAAGAAGCGATTGTTTACGTCAAGGTCGGCGGCTTTGGCTCTACCTATAAAATTAAGGTTAATAGCACAGAAAAGACTGTAACCGTTGCAGACAGCGGCTCTACTGTCTCAGAAAGCGTGACCAAAACTTCAACGATCACCACAAATCTTGTTGATCAATTAAATGGTGGAAGTTCGCCAACTTATACAAGCGGGGTAGCCGAGTTTACGATGAACGGCGAGTCTTCCATTACCGTTACCCATGAAGCCGATCAGTCTGTCATTCATTTCAAGACTGCAAATCTGAATACCGATTTCACGATTGAAGCAAAAGACAGCCGCGACTTCGGGCACATGGTCGCATTTAAGGACACCACACCAGACTTTTCTAAGCTCCCATCCAAGGGCCCAACGGCAATGAATGGCTTTGAGATCAAAGTCAGCGGAGATTTCAGTAAGAATCAGGATGATTATTATGTGCAGGCAGTCTTAAACAGTTCGACAAAGGAGGTGAGCTATACAGAAGTACCGAAAGACAACGAAATCCACGGCTTCGATGCTAGCACTCTGCCAAGAAGATTGGTGCGGAACTCTGACGGTACTTACAGCTTAAAATTGACGAATTGGACTGCCCGCGCCGCCGGGGATGATGAGACAAATCCTTTCCCTCAGTTTGTCGGGAAGACCATCAGCGACCTTTTCTATCATCAGGGACGTTTAGGGATGTTGAGCGGCGAGACGCTTCACATGAGCGAAACCAATCAGTCTACTAATTTCTTCCTGCCGACAGTCCTGACTTCATTAGACACACAACCGATTGAGATCAGTAATGCTGGGACTGAGATTTCGCTTCTGGAATTTGCGATTCCTTATAGTGAATCCCTGCTTCTGTTTTCCAAGCTTCAGCAAAACGTCCTTAGAGCAGACAACATCCTTACATCTAAATCTGCCTCGATTAAGACTGCCACGACTTTTGAGGCCTCTCTAAAAGCCAAGCCTTCCAGCTCAGGAAAGTTTGTTTTCTTTGCAGAGAAACGCGGGGCTCACACAGGCATCAGGGAATATTTCGTTGATTCAAATACGAACACGATGGACGCCGCACAGATCACGATGCACGTTCCTAAGTATATCGACGGGGAAGCCACCCAACTGCTAGCATCGTCTAATGCCGATATGCTTCTGGTCCGCACCAACGACAGCGATTCAGAGGACACAATATACGTCTATCGCTACACATGGTTAGGAACCAGCAAAGCACAGGCGTCATGGTCTAAATGGACATTTGACGGGAAGATCCGCGGAATGGGTTTTATTGAAACGGATCTGATTCTAATCGTTGAGCGCACACTTAGCGGCACAACTCGGAGCTACATCGAAAAACTTAATCTTGGGAAAGACTCAGCCGCTTCTGAGACAAATATGCTGGCCGGAGTTCATTTAGATCGACGGGTTAAACTTACAACTGATTCAGCATTCGATAATTTCTCATCTACCTATTACACAGACGCGGGTTCCGCAAATGCAAACCTTGTTTATATTGACAAGGCCGGAGACTCCAAGACAGCCGCTGAAGTTGGCGCTCTGACCCTATCCAGCTCCAATCCTATCTGGGCAGGAATCGGTTACGAGTTTATCTACCGCTTCTCAGAGCCCGTGGTGCGAATGAAAGAAGGTCAGGCCGCAACAACGGCAGGACGGATACAGCTTCGTACCATGTCGGTAAATTATGCTGACACAGGCTATTTCAAGGTACTCATCAAACCAGAAGGTTACGACGTGACTGAGAACGGTGTGACGATGCGGGACCAAAGCACTCATGTCTTTAACGGCCGTCTAGTAGGTAATAAAGATTTAAAGACCGATAACACGCCGATTCTTTCCGGCACCTTTCGCTTCCCGGTTTATTCCATATCCACAGGGGTCATTGTTGAGATCCGCACAACCGATTGGATGCCTTGCAGTTTCCAAGGTGGTGAGTGGGAAGCACAATTCTATAAGCGAACAGGGAATATCTAATGTGCGGATACGCAGGAATGATAATGGGCGCGGCCGATGCCTACACCATGGGGGAAGAGGCTAGGCTACAAGGGCGATTAGCACGAGACGAATTTGAAATATCTCAAAAGAAAATCAACCTTGATCGCGAACAGGCAGGCCGAGCAACTGCAAGAAATCAAGCCAAGCTTCAGATCAGGAAAGAACAGGAACGGCAAGTCGCATCAAAAAAGAAGCAGATTATACTCAAGAAACAGCTTCAGGAAGAAGCAACGGCCACGGTAACGGCAGAAGCTAAGGGCCTTGATGCCGGAAGTGCTAGCGTTGAAGCTTTCCAGAACCAGCTCACCAGAGAAAATTTGAATGCCATCCAAACGGTTGAGGATGATTTCAAGTCATTAAGCGATCACATCTCCATGATGTCCGCAGATAATTGGGAGAACTTAAAGCAAACGCGGAAAGCCCTAAACCTATCTATGGAAACAGCAAGGGTCCGACGTGACGCTAAAACCCCGGATATGGGCTTGGTGCGTCTGGGACAGTTCTCAGCATTGTTGAAAGGCTACATCACCGACAAGCAACTTGGCGAAGGTACTGACGATACTTGGGGTTTAGAAGCAGGCTACGATTATTTATTTGGCGGTAAGAACACAGCCAATCAAGGTTTAATGATTCCTTCTAAAGTAGAAGCATAATGGCAGAAGAAAGCATTCCACAGTTTAGAAGCCCACTACCCAACATTGGCGTCGGTTACAGCGGCGGCGGTGGCGGTGGCGGTATGCCACAGACCACGGTGGCAATGGAACAACTGAGAAAATACGTCAGCGAAATTGGTGGAAGTATTGTTGCAAACCGCAAACTCAATATTGAGAAAGAGATTGCAGACGCCGAGATGAATGTTGCTCTTGGTATGGTGAAGCCGCCTACCGAAAGCATGCAGGAAAACCGCTTGGTGATGGACAAATACAATGCGGTCAGAGCCCGGAACTTTGGGATTGAGGATGCCAATCTGCTTCTGGATCAGGCTGATACCATGGTTGCAGAGTCCATGGAAGGATTTGTCTTTGGGAGTGAAGATCAGGAATCGCCTGCAAAAAAGCTTGTTGACAAATTAGAAGAATTTAATGCGGGGACCGCGTTACGCGAAGACCGTCAGGAACCCACTCTGCTTCTTAATAAGAATTACACGGAACAGATCCTCATGGCCCGCCAGAAGGTTGAGGGGGCGCTCCGTCAAGAGGTACAGAAAGAATCAATCCGACAGCGGACCATCGTTGCAAAATCAGCGATCAAGAACAAACTTCAGGAGCTAAACGTCCTGCTTCAAACGCCACAATCTCCAACCTTTGAGGTCACAAAATCAATATCCCCGAATGATTTTAAAAGGATCTATAAGGAGCTAGCACCACAGTTTCCGCTTCTCGGCCCACAGGTTGAGGTCTTGGTTTACGATCAGGTAATTAGTGATTCCATAGAAACGATTGAAAACCCTGCCGCAAGTGACGCGGAAGCACTTATGGCATACAAGATGGCTACGGCGCTAGATCAGCCCGGATATGCTAGGAACAACATGAGCCTTGCAGAGATTGTTCAAGGCCGTTCTAAGCTCACAGGGCCCTCTTCTGGTGTTACGAAAGCAAAGACCGCCTTAGTTAAGCGGATTGATGATGCACAAAAGAAACAATCCGATAAGGTTGCTCTTTTCCTCAGAACAACAAGCACGCCGGATCTTGCAAAACTCAGCCGAAGCGAATTGAAGGACTATGTAAATGAAGCACGGCTTGAACCGGGAGAAGGCGCCGCGATCATGAAGCGTTACGATGCCAATGCAAAAACGGCGGGAGAAAAGAACAGATACCGACAGGCGTTAAAGCATCTGATGACTAATTATAGCGATGCAGAGATATTGGCTGGTGATGAAAATGCTTTGGCAACGGTTATAAAGAATAATTTTAATCTTACAAATGACCAACAATCCGATATTGCCTCTCTGATTAAAGGCAGGCAAGAGCTATTGCAGGCCGCGCAAGACAAGGATTTAGAGGATACCCAAAAAGCAAATTATTTTAATATCCTGCCTTTAATGGGTCATACCGGGACTGAGGTACACATCGTTGACATGCACACAAAAGGTGAGTTGAGCGATGACCAGCGTGAAAATGCTCTTTTGAAACACAGGGCTTTTAAAGAAATATTCGACAAAATTACTGATGACAGACTCAGGGAGATGTTTGAGCAAGATATGGGTCGAATGGATCTTCCTGTCGGGGATAAACAGGGCAAGGAATGGGCCGCATTGCTTAACAAATATAAAGGCAACAAGGAACTTGTCGGCCATTTAGAGAAACGCAAACAAGAAATTCGAGATTTTAGGAAAGATCAGAAGGAAAAAGCTGAAGAGAACTCTCTTAAAGTCGCACAGGATAAGAACTTTGCAGAAGGCAATTCAGCCTATCTTCTCAGGCTTTCAACCAACAAGAACCCATATTCCGGCGTTGACGTTCTCAAGGGCAGGCGTGACGGGAAAGGCCTTAATGACGAGCAAGTCGCGTTACTTAAATTCAAAGTTGATTTTCTGAGAGAACAGCAAGGCGAAACCAATTTTGAGCTTTTCAAGACCATCCTTGATGATCCCAACTTAGGAGAAAAAACTCCGAGTGCCATAGAGGGGATGATTAAAGAGTTATCCACCGATCAGCAAACCCAAGTCCGTAAGATATGGGCGGCCCAAAAGGCCACTTCCATAGCAGGGCAGAAGGAACGCCGTGATTTGATCCGTGGAGAGCTGACAGATGAGACTCTTATTTCCAAGAAGATCCTCTCTGCAACCACACTTAACGAAGATTTTCAAAAGAAATACGGTTTTAGCGACACCGCAATGGGAGTGCTAAAGCGCCGTCAGGAACGTGTTAAAAATGAAATAAGTCTTACGGATAAGGAAAAAGGCGCGATGAAGGAATACCTTCGTCTCCGCAACAACCCAACTGAGTTAATAAAGCAGACGGATCTCAATACAAATAAAAAGCTAGCACCTTCCCCGGAGCTGGCTGAGAAGCTGATTATTGAGCGTCAGCGGTTACTGAATGAGACGCCAAAAGTTACAAAAGAAGAAAAGCTGAATAATGAAAAAGCTGAGAGGGCTTACGCGGGTCACACGTCGTATGAAAATCGACAATCGGTTATGGATAAAGAGATTAATAAAGCTAATTATCCAGCGCTCTATGAACCCGGAGCTGACCCACAGTTTCTAGTCCGATTACAAGAACACCGAAGCGGGCTTCTTCAAGCAAGAGATGAAAGACAAGTAAAAATCGCAAGAAGCCTCAAAGATTTCCTTTCAAGTCAAGACGAGTCTTATCTGGCATCTATTAATTTAGATGATTTCAGAGAACATTTTGTTGGTGATGAGGCAGGCGATTGGTTTAATCAATTAAAACTTCAACAAGACACCATTCAAGACCGCCGCCAGAAAGCAAATCCACGACTAGGGCGAAGACTGTTTTGGATAACAGGTGATAATATTCTTGATTTTGACGCCACAAAATTAGGGAAGTTGGATAAAGGCGTGCTTGAAAATGACGATATTCTGGAGCTTCAGGAAATTAAAAATAAAAAACTGGAAGCACAGGTTAAGGAAAAGCGTCTTTATAATTTCAGAATGTGGGAAAACAACCCCGATCTTATTAAACAATCAAATGGTCAGATTCAGGTATTAACAGGCGATAATACTGAAGAAACAGGAATCCTTATCGCAAAACGTGATGAGTTGATTTATGACAGGGATGCGTCTGACGAAGAAAAAGAATTTGTTTCAATAGCAGAGGATTTTTTCTTAAAGCCAAGTTTGTTTGAAGGGATGAGTCTGGATGATGTCAAAGAAACACTTGAATGGACCGGGAAAGAGCCCCTGACTGCCCATGCTAATGCACAGCGCAATAAGGCGTTGGTTGCCTACCGTGACCATATTGAAACCAAAAAGAAGAATGGTTCAGATTACGCGAATAAAGAGGCGACGGTATTCATAAGCCAAATGTTGCTTGAACCAGATTTTAAAAAAGATGTTTTGTTTAATTACATCACAGAACAGGCGTCTCTAGCAGAAGGCGAAGGTATTGGCACATCAACTTTCAGGAATTTAAGAGATGATATTGAGGAAGCTGTCAAAGCTAGGGAAACCGATTTTGCAAAGTGGGAAAACAGTACTACCGAATTGTTTAACAACTATATTCAGATCCCACATCCTGATAACCAAATCTGGCAAACAATTCTTGGTTCACCCACAGGCGCAAAGCTCCAAGAAGTTAGGAGTAATCTTAGGATCAGGTTTAGGAAGTTTTTACAAGGCGTCTATGAAATTAACAAAGATAAGGATTTTGATACATTACAAATACAGCAAATTGCAGAACCCGAACTTATCAAACTTGAGCAGGAACTTCAGAAACAAATACCTGACTACAATAAAACCGTTTTAGAGCGGATGAAAGAGTATAAAACAAATTCAAAAGTACAATCTTCTGCTAAGGCGGTGCGAAGTGTTTTATACAATATTGACCCAACCAAAGTGAATCTTGGTGATAATAAAACTAAAGAATCTGAAATTGAATAATGGTTGACATTACTAAAGATCAAGACGGCAACGATATTCCGATACCTGATCAACGAGCAGTCCTTTCATGGCTGGGAGTAACAGCTCAGGAAATGGAAGACATGAGTACAGAGGATTTTGTTGCACTTAGGGAAAGACTTGATTCTCAAGTGGAAGCACAAGACCTCAAAGATTCCAACATGGCAAGGTACATGAAAAGTGTATCCCCGACCTATTTTGGACAGGGCTTAGGTGGTTTGATTGATCTTTTCAACTCTGCGGGTGAGGTTGGCACTAATCTACTTCAATGGGGTGATTTGCTCATGAGTGAGCCCCACAAGGCCTTGCTTGAGGTTCCTGCCGAACAGGTTAATAAGCATATAAATTATTTCACAGGTGGGCTTACAAGTCCTTACCTTGCAGAAGAAATCGACCTTCCTTCCATTGGAATTATTAAGCCTGACCCTCTTATCAATCAAGAGTTTGCACCTCTTCCTACCGCCGATCCACCACAGGGAATAGACGAGATGCTGGTTAGAGGCGGCACTCACATGGTCGCCGCCTACATGCTAGCAGGCCCGCTTTTAGGGCCAAGATTGTCTCAAAACGAATTAGCCGTTGGAGGGTTAGCAGGATTTTTAGGATTTTCCGGCAAAGACCCAAATGTGGGGAATATGATTGCAGACCTATTAGAAAATCATCCGGGCCTACATGACGCATTTAAGAAAGTCTTACTTGCGACAGATGAGGACGCGCCAGAGCTGGTGAATAGGCTCTATCATGCCGCTCATGAGATCGGGATGACGAAGGTTACCGCGGAGATATTTGCTAAAGGATCAGCAAAGTGGCGTGAGGCTATTAAAAGCCTTGAAGAGAAGGCAGAAGCGCACACCGCAGGCGGTCTGAATGTCACGCCGGAAGATGCCCCACAGATGTTTGAATTAGGCGCAAAACCGGGACGAACCAAGGCTGAAGAGCCTTTTAAAGTTAAAGACCAAAAAGAATGGCGTGAGTACGTTGAGAGCATGCGTGACACTATTTATATTGACCCAGAAACAGGTCTAATTGATTTTGATATTGAGGTAAGAGGGACTTCAGAAAGTGCCAAAAGAGAGACGTTACGGACGGCTGGTGGTCGATTCTTTAACTTCCGTAATATTGATACTGAAGCAGATGTTCAGAATCTCATTAACAAAGTCTCGCTTGCTCTTGCTGAAGTTAAACCAAAGCTTGATAAGCCCCGCCGCCGAGCAGTCATACGGCGTCGTGCAGAGCGTAAAGTTGAAGCTGGGATGGATCTTGATGACATCATCGGGATCGGGAAAAAGGTAGATGAGCAATCAGCCAATGCAGAAGCATTAAGAATTATTGCTGTCAACCATGCTAAATTTGTTGAAGATTTACTTGATCTTCCTTCAAGCCCTGAAACAGATGTATTAATAGACCAACATTTAGAATTATTAGGTTTTTTGGACTATTCCCTCAAAGGAGGGGCTGAGGCATTTGGTCGCGGTTTAGGTCAATTTGGGATGAAGATTGAAGTGGGCGGTGTAGATCCTAATGTCTTGCGATCCATTGCTCAGGCCTACGGGGATCGAAACACAGGCCACAATGTCAGAGCGGCATTGAAGATGGCAAAGCAGGCTGAGGTTAAGAATCCGGGCTTCTACCAGAAGTTCATGAAGAATCTGGGTTATCGGGCTTATCGAAAGCTGATGCTTGGGTCAGAGCATCTTCTGAACGAATACGTTTCAGGCCTCATGTCTAATCCAAAGACGGTGGTAAGAAACCTGTTAAGTGGTGAGATGAAACTTGCCATGACGATTGTGGAACGCCAGCTTGCAGGGTTCTTGAAGAACTCAGGCATATCCTCACAAGAAGCGGCCAAGGGGCTGATGGGGATGTGGTACGGGAAAATGTACGCCCTAAAATCTGCGGCACTTTCTTTTGTTACAGACGCGCCTGTTCTCCCCGGCCCTTACAGAAACGAATTACACCATCCCACCTCCGGGCATTTCTTGTGGTCTGATGACCCCGGTGTGGCCCCTGTTATTGGCAGGATGCTAGCACGGGTAAGCCGCGGTGGTACTCGGTTGCAAATGTCATCCGATGAGCTGATCCGATCACAGGCTTTATTCTTTCAGCGCTTTGCGCTTGCAGACCGCTATGCCCGGAAAGCGGCATCGATGGGCAATATTGATTATGACACGGCTTATAATCATATCATGACCCGGAACATCGACTCTCCGATTAATTTTATGTATCGAGAGATTGATGAGCTTGAACAGAAGTTTGTTCAGGAATCGGTGTTTGCAAGGCCTATGGGATCGGCAGAGTCATGGTTCAAGACGCCATTCAAGAAAGCCTCTTCAGGAGCAACAAAAGAGGCTGAAGAAGGGGAGCGTTACGATATGTTTGAACTCATGAATAAGATGAGGGACGCCTTCCCGCCACTTAGAATCTTTCTCCCGTTCTTCTCCACGCCTGTCAATCTGACACGGGATTCGATGTCACACATCCCGGTACTCGGCAGGGTTGTCAAGGAGCACCACAACGCCCTAGCCGGAATACATGGCAGGGAAGCCCAAAGTCTTGCAAAAGCAAAAACGTGGGTTGGTTCTTCAATCATGATCTGGTCTGCAATACGAACATGGCAGGGCGGCATGACCACTTGGATGCCACCTCGGACTTCGCCTGACAAACCGATTGAACAGCGTGATAAGCGAGCTGTCGAAACAGACGTTCTTCGTGAATCCGGGTTTCAGACACATGCTTTTGTTACAGAAAATGGATACCGAAGTTATGCGGGCCTAGATCCTCTGTCTCTAATTGTTCAAATCGGCTCTGATTCGTCCCATTTCGCAGAGCTTCTAATGAATGTAACGCCGGGATTCTTTAAAGGAGAGGCTGAATATAACGACGCTATTGATAGTCTTAGTGAGCTTTGGGGACACTTCGGAATGATGTGGGGGGGCTTTGCAGATGAACGAATGATGCTTCGCGGGGTATCCCAAATTCAAAGTTTATTTAAAAGCGATCCACGGCATGGTTTGGCGGGGCCATTTGAAAATTTAGCAAAAGCAATAAACCCGCTTGATTCCACGCTTTCATCATTCCGTGCCGGAGTTGCAAGAGGTGAAGATCCCTACATCAGAAACACGGTTGATCCATCACTCATCAAAAGCTATCTCAAGCGTTGGAAGTCTAGGAATCCGTGGTTTACGGATCTTATCGGGGCTGGGCCTGATGGTGATATGCCTTATGGCGGTGGTGGTAGCACTCAGCTTAATCCTCGCCTCAACTATGATGGGGTTTCTCAGCTCAGGTACACGATTAAGAATGGTATGTTCAGCCCTAAAGCGCGGAGGTTCTTCGACTCAATGCTGAATCCAATGCCTGAGACGAACAGGGATAAAAGCATTATTACCCAAACCGTCGTAAAGCTTGGTGGCGTAGGGGTTTCACCCCCATCTCATTGGAGGCAAAAGGTTGTTAAGATCGACACAGGAGAGTCTTTTAGGATTAATCTTACTGATCGTCAGCAATACCTTTGGGGCCAGAAGTTCGCACAAACTCTTTATGACTTGGGAATCCATGAACGTGTTGCGTCTCCTGAGTTCAGGGAAATGGACCCCGGCATGCAGAGAAAAGAGTTGGAATTTGAACTCAAAGCGGCAAAAGAAGTTGCTTGGCAGAATTTAGTAAATCTTGATGACTTTGGCGCAGAAATTCAGGAGCAACTGATTGAAGCTCAAATGGCAAGAGCGCAAGCACCTTTAAGTCAAAATATCATTGATCCTAGATACATCCCGCTTGAAGAAAAAAAAAGGCAACAAGAAGAATTAGGTGAATTTATACAACAATAAGAAATGGCTTATTCCTACATAGAATATACTTCCAATTCCAGCGCAAACAGCGGGAAAGACTACACTTACAGCTTTTCCGCAGTTGCTCATGACACCGACAACATTAAGGCATCACTAGGCGGTACTAACTTAAGCACGTCTCAGTACTCCGTTGTTTCAGGAACGGTCACTCTGTCAGCCGTTCCGGGTGCAGGATCATCGCCTTTAAACGCCGCGCTAAGTTCAACAAATATATTGCGGATCTACCGGGAAACAAACCGAACTGCGGCAGAAGTTGTCTTTTCTGCAAACTCGGTTATTCAGGATGAGGATCTTAATACTTCGACTGATCAGGCTCGATTTTTGGCATTGGAAGCCATTGACCGCGCCAATGAATCTATTGCAATCGACCCTTCAGATACAACCCAATACAACATTGAGGTTGATGGCGTTGACAAAAGGATCTCAGGAGTTGCAACGCCTACCGGGGATGATGACGCTGTTAATAAGGCTTATTCAGATGCCAATGTTACAATAACAAACGACTACAAGCTGACCACAATCAGCTATGCAACAAGAGTTGACGGAAACGCACAAACCTATTCTGGAGGGTCAGGCTCAGATACCTCTGACGAGTCAGCAAAGAATTGGGCTGTCGGTGTAGATTCCACACATGCTCCGGCCGATGGATCAGCAAAGGAATGGGCTATTGGTGGTCAGGGCGTCGAAGCAAATGAAGTAACATCAGGAAATTATTCAGCTCGCAAATATGCTAGCAATGCGGCTTCTTCTGCTTCTTCGGCGTCAACATCTGCCACTAATGCGGCGGCTTCTGAAGTTGCGGCTAAGAATAGCGCGGCATCAGTCAGCTCTGTCTATGACAACTTTTCAGATACCTACTTAGGCAAGATGGCAGATGGCGCATCTGCGACAGATGCAGACACCACAGGTACTTGGGCTAAGAATGCCAGCGTTATTACAGTTGCAAGTGCATCAAATATTATTGTTGGTCAAGAGGTCACAGGTTCAGGAATCCCAACGGATGCCAATGTCATAAAAGTTGATGGAACAAGTATTACCATTTCTGAAAACATGGCGGCGGCAGGATCAAGTGTTGATCTTGATTTTAGAGGCCAAGGGGTATATGGGGCATTTAATGGCAGTAAGGATGGTCCCGGCACGGATAATGATGGTAATGCGCTTGCCACAGGAATGTTGTATTTCAACACAACTGACAATGAAATGCGGATCTATGATGGCGGCAATTGGATTGCGGCGTCTGCGGCTGGATCTGCAAGTCTATTAGAGTATAAATTCGTCACAACATCAGGTCAGGTATCTTCCAAAACCTATTCTGGAAGTGCGGATGTTGGGGGGACGCTTTCTTACACGACAAGCAATATTATTGTTTTCTTGAATGGGGTTCAGCTCAAGGACACCACAGATTACACAGCATCAAACGGCACCAGTATTGTTTTAGTTGCCGCACCAGCATTGAATGACGAATTAAATGTCATTGCATTTAAATCCTTCACAGTTTCAGATACGGTTAGCGCCTCTTCTGGTGGCACATTTTCCGGTAATGTTTCCTTTGGTGACAACAACATAACCAATGTTGGATCAATAGCACTCGACAGTATATCGGCAGATGGTTCAAGCATTACTATAAGTAACGATACAACATTAGCTTCAGGAGTTGATATTGAGACATCAACAACAGGAAAAATTAAACAAAAAGGAGCCTTTATGCAAAGCTCAACTCATCAAGCACTTACATTAGGATATTAATATGGCTATACCAAGTGGATCTGGGACAGAGGTACTCTGTAGAGGTACTATTGAAACTTTAAGTAATTCCCAAACTGCTCATGTATGGACAAGTCCATACCGAGCTACTACAGGAACAGATACAGCAGTAGTTCCAGCCAATACTATCATCACAGTTCTTGGATTTATTGCAACCAATACGGCAAGTGGAACGGAAAATCTTAGGTGCTATTTGCATGATGGAACTGGGACTTTAGAAATACTCTATCAGGACATTCCTGAAGCAAGTGTTTTTGCATGGAATGACAGATTTGTACTTTATCCGGGGGATAAATGGAGTTTTAAAATGGATACAAGTGCGGATGTGGACATTGTTACTACTTTTATTAAACAAGATTGGAGTAGCTAATATGAGTGGGTTAGTTAATGAAAGTGCAGATGCACGATCTAAAACGATAGGTCAGAATTTTAGGGTAAGAGCTTGGGTTAATTTTAATTTAGACGGGGATTTTAGTACAAACCCCGGAACAGCTATGATAAGGGGTTCAGGGAATGTTTCAAGTATTGCTGGAAATGCGACAGGAGATTTCACTGTTAATTTCATACAACCAATCCCAAATAATTTTTCTGCAGGATACGCCAATTACGATCAAAATAGTGGTGGCAATAGAGGTGGGCCAAGCATGATGCTTTATAATAATGCTGAGACTGATTCTGGTGTAAATGCACGATTTAAAGCATTTTATCAGTCTCATGATACATCAGGTGGAGCAGCATCTGATTCTCAAATAATTTCCATAATATTTGTGGCTTAAAAATGAAAGTAATTATCTATCAACAAGAAAGTGGTATTGCAGTTATGACTCCAACTGGTGTATTTTCGGATGAAGAGACTGCAAAAAAAGACGTTCCTACTGGTGTTAAATATAAAATTATAGATCACACAGATTTACCAAAAGAATTTGATTTTAGGAATGCTTGGGAATACGACTTTGATAAGAATGGACATGATGGAGTAGGTGCATGATTACAATCAACTTAGATAAAGCAAAAGACATCACAAAAGAAAGACTTAGGCAGGAACGGAAACCTTTACTAGAAGCACAAGACATATTGTTTATGCAAGCACAGGAATCTGGTGCAGACACAAAGGCAATCGTAGCCGAAAAGCAAAGGCTTAGAGATATAACTAAAAGTGTAGATTCCTGTAAAACTACTGATGAACTTAAAGCACTAAAGTGTGAAGGAGGCAAATGAGTAGAGCAAGAGATATTGCTGATGTAATTGGTGTAAAATTAACATCCCCTATTGTCCAAACTGACAGTATAAAAGATGATTCAGGAACTAGGGTACTTGCTTCTGATTCTGGGAGTGCTTGGAGTTGGGGTTCTGGGGTTCCGTCAGGAGCAGTCATAGAATGTAAAATGATTCAAGATACGGCAACTTCTGATACCACAGCAGCAAACACAGAGTATGGAATTGCGACTAGCAATCTTATTACACTAACAGTACCTAACAATTTTTATGCTTACATGTCTGCAATTGGAGGAAATTCTTATCAATATTCAGGGAATGTAAAGGCTTCTCAGAATTGTATTTTTTATACTACAGATGGATCAACCCCAGCAGTGAGTAGCGGATCTTTAGCATCTGGGACAAACGTTTTAAAAGGAGGAAGTTCACTTATTAATTCTAATGATGGGACGACAACGAATCCCGGCAGTGCTGCAGGAGTTAATCAAAATACGAGTGGAAGTGAAAAAACTTATAAATTCAAGTGGGGAGTATACGGAAATGGGGCAGCTGGTGGTTCAAGGTGGTACGCAGACTCGAATACTGGAATTATAATGATGGGAATTGTAGCAAAAAATTAAAATGGACAGAGAAAAAATTGATTTATTAAGTGAATTTCATTGCTCATTTAGAGTCGAGGATGAAAAAATTGTTTGGGTTGGGGATAATCCACCAACTCAAAAACAAATAGATGAAAAAATAGCTGATTACGACTCCAAAAAATACCAACGTGATCGATTAGCAGAATACCCATCTATACAAGAATTAGTAGTCGCTTTGTACGATGAGTCAGACAAGGCATCGATCATAGAAAGACGTAAGGCAGTCAAAGCAAAATACCCTAAACCTAAATAAACTATGGCAACAACTAAAGCTACAACATTAGCACACGGACAAGCAGGATCTATAGTATCTGGGACTTTAGCAGATGCCAGGATACCGAGTTTAGCCGCAAGTAAAATAACAAGTGGTACTTTTGCAACTGCAAGAATAGCAGATGATGCGATTAACTTGGATAAGTTAGCTCATTTAGGTACAGATGGTCATGTACTTACTTCTACAGGTACAGGATCGGCTCCTGCTTTTGAGGCAGTTCCCAGTAATATGCCGACAGATTCCATATTGCAAGCAAAATACAGTTGGTATGGAGGAACTGACACTGTTGCTTTGGCTACAAATGCTGGTAATAAATCGACTGGCCCTGTGTATCCAACAACAATAGATGATTCGCTCTTAAAAATTTCCCTTACTCCACAATATCAAGGATCAAAGGTTATTATTTGTGCAAATGTTATGTATGGCGTAAGTGAGGCGGAGTGGGCTGGGCCTTGTATCAGAAGGTCGGAAGGTGGTGATGACATAGTGCTATCAACATCAGATATTGCTGGTTCACCATCCACTGCTTTTATTCATAGTCTTTATAATAATGTTGCTACTTCAGGAGTATTGTCTACAAGCCTATGTTGGCAGGACACGACAATAAGCACGAACGCCCACCTTTATGAAGTCGTTTTTGGTACATATGACAGTAGTGGGATGACTGTCAACTGGAATAGACGATGGAGTTCAGGTGATGTATTTGGTCTTTCAACTATGACAGTGATGGAGGTTAAACAATGAGTAAAGTCATGAATCGTTTAGGCATTTCTCTTGATAAATGGATTTCCCATGGTGACAGTTATGAGTCAATAGTTTGGAAAGATAAGCCTCTTTGCACTAAAGCTGAATGGGATAAAGCAACCATTGATGAGACTGCATTATATGATGCCCAAAAATACCAACGTGACAGAGCAAAAGCGTATGATCCAATTCCTGAACAGCTAGACCAGATATATCACGATATGGATGGCTGGAAAGCTAAGATTAAAGCAGTAAAGGATAAGTATCCTAAACCCAAATAAATAATGGCTTATAGGTACGCTACTCAAAACAATACTGCTAGTACCAATACTTATCTTCACAGTTTGGTCGG